CCTTACTGGGTTCTTACGAACCAATGAATTGACCCACACGTGAGCCACCAGTTGAGACACTGGTTAGTGCTAAGAAGCCCACCGTACCCTAAGTGTTAGAGTTTTAGTCGTTTGAGCTCTTTCGACACATACTCCGGTAACGTAGTATGCGTATGATCCCACGCCCTCTGGGTTGAGGGGTGAGTACCAACACGAATGTACGGTAGAGGTATCTCCTATTGTCCGCTCCCCCTCATAGGGATATGAGGTTGGGCGTAGGAGACTAAATATTTCACGATTCTAAGGCCTTGAGAATTAGGTCCAGCTTAGGCTGTCACTCAGCGTTCGTCGTTCCATTAAAACTTTACATAATAAATCATGAAAAATCTTAATCAAACGAAAAACATCCGAGGTTCATCCTCTCCTTCTCTTGTTGCGCCAGAGTGAAAAAGTACAGGTAAATCTTTTTTAAATCTTAAAGATCTAAATAGATTTACACGTGTGCTCCTTCTACTACTGACTGACTACAAGACTAAGGAAGCTAGTTTTCAATTGATCAATCGAGTTCGACTTCTTTGAAAGAAGAACGGGTCTACTTTCACGGTTATGTACCTGAAAGAGGCCCATCGATTGACAATGAAAGCTATTGCTGGGCAACCTGATTCTTCTATGATGAGGCTTGCCATACGACGAGGTTTACCACTTATAATCCCCGGTAGACTTCGGATTCTTATCGAATCTGGGTCTACTGAGGCTATACGAGTAACCTTAACTATCCTTTCCATCTATCGTATCCTATCTTGTAAACCTACGTTAAAATTAGAGACTATAACTGCACCTTTTAAGGGTGTAGGGAAGACTCTCCTTTTACCGGAGATTTTACAAGCGATGTATCAACTTGACTATAAAACGGTCAACTTGATTAAAAATTCATCGCTTTTAGATACGGTTAAATCTGGTCCCAATTCTCCGATAGCAATTAAAGGTAGTATCTTGGATGCTTACGCTTTCCAAGAATATTACCCTCACCTGCTAGGAAAACTGGAACAGATTTGTAAAGTCACTGGTATGTCAACCTATAACCTTCTTATGAAGGATATAGATTACATTCCCGAGTGACTTCGGATAGTGGGTATTACGAAACGGATTAACCGTATTCATGAGTTACTTCCTGAGCTATGCTTAGGGAGATTATCTCAGAAGACGGAAGCTGCTGGGAAAGTTAGAATATTCGCGATAACCGATATCTGAACACAGAGTGCTCTGAAACCATTGAACGATTATTTGTTCAATATATTGAGGAAAATTCCTCAAGATGGAACCTTTGACCAATTAAAGCCTTTGTTGGCCTTAAAAAGTAAAGGATGTCAGTCGCTTTATTCTTACGATCTTTCTGCAGCGACCGATCGTTTACCAATAGATCTTCAAGTTCAGGTACTCTCCCTTTTAAAAGGTCAAGAGTTCGCCGATGCTTGAAAAGAACTATTGGTTGGAAGATCTTGGTTTCTCGATGGTGTGCCTTATAAGTACGCCGTTGGGCAACCGATGGGTGCTCTTAGCTCTTGAGCTATGTTAGCACTCACTCATCACATAATAATTCAGATCGCTGCTAATAGAGCAGGCTGAGAAAAGTGATTTGATCTCTACGCAGT